AAGAGGTGAAGGGTCGCTTAACTTTGGAGAACTTCCACGTTGAGGACTTGGATGCTATAACTTCCGACCAAGCGATTGATAATCGCGTAGAGGAGGACGTTCATAAGTTTATGGAGTCTCTCGTAGGCGACCGTTATGATGTCGCAGAAGTTAACTTTGACAGTATCGTTGAATCTTTCTCTATGAGAGCACAAATCGGAAATAGCCGTAAGAAGCTTTCTAAGAGGCTTGATAGATTTAATGAGTCATACAATATCTTTGAAACCAAAGCGTACAAGAAATTTAACGAAGCACTTCCGCTTCTTAAAAAATTCTTAGAAGAGAATGTTGATACTCTTTCTTCTAACGCTAAATTGGTCGAAGGGCTTCGTCTCTCTAAAGTAGTAGGTGATACCTACGACCTACCGAAACTTGATATTAAGAATCTTCAAGAGGAGTTCGTTGTTGTACCTTCTAACTCTAAAAGAACACTTTACGAAATGGTATGTGACAAAGAATTGGTCCGCAAGGAGTTGATGGAAGCTAAAGAGTCTTTTTCTAAGATGTGGCACAACAACGACTCTATAGCTACTCTAGCTTCAAAAATCTATGCTACTGATACGGTGATTAAGAGTTCTTTGCAGGAGGCTGTAGCAGCTGTACCTTACTTAGCACTCTCAAACAAAGTAGATTTAACCAGTGTTATGGATGCTACGTTTCAAGTAAGCAACCCGGGTACAGTACCCCAAAAAGATATTCGTGAGTTTGTTAACAAAATCTATGAATTTAAAAAGCCTGTAAAGACTGTTGTTCTTGAAGCTTTAAATTCTAAGTACGGAGTAAACGTACAAAGCCTTCGCTTTGTGCCTTCCTTTAAAGGGTTGGCAGAAGTTCAGTCCGAAGTTTTAGGTATGATTGCAGAGAGTTGCGAGGAAGGGATTCTTGCGGACGTTCTTAATGAGTTTGCAGTCTGTATGTCCCGTAAAGGTGGAGTTCAGGTTCTAGATATCTCAAATACTCTTTCTAAAGTTATGTCTGAATCCAATTTCCACATTGTTGACATTGACGAAGACTTCCACATGAAGAAGCTTTCAGACTACCTAACTCACAATCTAGGTGAGGCTCAATACTACGGAGATGATGACGCTATGTCTAACTCTGGTGGTAATGCGGGCGAAGGTGAGAAGGATGATAGTGAAGACACCAAGAGCAAGAAGAAGAAAGGTAAGAAAGATAAAGATTGGGGCGGTAACAAAGGCGATATCAAAGCCAAAGACCGCAAAAAGGATGACGACAGTGACCTAGAAGCTGATGAGAAGGGGGATGTAGATTACAACACCAACGACCTTCCGAAAAACAATAAAGCTAAGAAAGGAAAGCCTGTAAAAGAAGGTGTAGAAGCTATGGAAGCAGAACCAGAAACCGAAGAGGAGGCGCCAGCCGAACCTACTGAGGAAGATGTAGATGCCGAAGCTGAAGAGGAGCAAGCCTCACAGACTGAAGATGGCGCTAACAACAGTGAGTGGAGAGACTTAGTAGCTTCTTTGGAAGATGTAACTAAGAAAATCGACTTAAACTTTGATGCAGATACTGAGGAAGAAGAAGAGCAAGATGCTGAAGCAGGTGAAGGTGAAGAACCTACTCCTCCACAAGATAGCCCTGCTTAGTCCAGTTAATAACATTATCTACAAAGCTAGAACGTAGTACAAGGAGCTCGGATATTAAGTTATCCAGCTCCTTTATCGTTTGTTCGTTAATAGTTTTACCTGGCTCCTTCATTTGGGAAATGGTTTGTAGTATCATATTGATACGTTCTGTTGTTTGAGGTGTAAACTCATTTAGCTTCTTTTTTTCTTCTGTTTTATTTTTCATTTTTTAATCTCCATTCCCAGGGATTCGTAGGATTTAATCCGCTCTTTAGCGTGTTTTTCTAAATAAGGCGCTCTGTCAAAGAAATCGTAGATAAATACGCGATTTTTAGATTTGTGGATACGTAAAGCTCGTCCAAGAGCTTGTAAAGTCGCAATTTCAGACTTTAAACCACGAGCATTAATCAGGTGGGTAATCTCCGGGATGTCAATTCCTGTTTGCATGATGGTCGTACCTATTAAAACTGAGATTTTATCGTCCTTGAACGCAGCGATAGTCTTTTTCCGAGCAGTTAGGTCATCTTTCCCTTCTAATTTAAAGGAGTTTGGAATACGCGAATGCAAAATCTCAGCATGCTTTAGGTCCTTAACTATTATAAGAGTTCTCGACCGGTTTTGTTGTATCTTTTCTACTAATTCTACAATCATATCATTCCGCATATCATTCTCTGTAACGAATTTTTCATACACTTCCCTGTAGGATAGTTCCGTATCCTCTACCGTCCCTGTATCCTTTATGGGAATCATTTGAATCATCGGCTTAGTGAGGAACCCTGCGTCAATAAGACCTTTTGCATCTACCTCCTCAATAACTTTCCCTAATCCAGAGATAAGATTTAGTCGGCTCATAGGGTCTCGTGGTACAGTAGCAGTCATCCCTATTCTGTAAGCTGCGTTGGGGAAAGACTTTATGACCTTAGTAGCAACCTTTCCTTTAGCAAACTCATGTACCTCATCAAAGATGATGAAATCGGACTGCTTAAGATGGCTATCAATAACCTTGTCAATGGATTGGACAGTACATAAGGTCATAGGTTTGAGAATTACTCCGTCGCCAAAAGCAAGACCTACATCAATACCCCACTCCCTAAGCTCGTCGTAGGTCTGTTTGAGTAACTGCTTCTTTGTGAAGAAGATAAGACCGGTTTTCCCTTCTAAGGCTTTGAGTAAGCCTCCTAAAATAAGGGTCTTTCCCGCGCCCGTGGGAGCCTTGACAATGCATCCCTTAGCGTCTAAAGCCTTTCTGACCATGGATTCTTGGTAATCTCGTAAGGTTATTCCTGGTAGGGAGATATTGTCGGAATGGGTGGCTGTCCGCAAATCCTCGATTTCGTAGTCCATACCTAAATAAGTGAGGTCTTCCTCTATATGAGATAAAAGACCGGACCCAAACTTCCCTGTTTTATCAGAGAAGAAATACTTCTCACCGTTCCAACCTCCCTTTTTATAGGCAGCGGAATAATTGTAACCGGGTACTTTCGCGCTATACTTCTTCTTTAACGTAGATAATAACTTTTCATTATCTGTTTTTAGAAAAGAAACATTATTTTTAACAATAATTTTTAGCATAATACTATAATAGTATAAAAGTTAATTAACTTTACATAATTATGACAAAACCAGAAAAAGAAAAAAGTCTTATAGAGCTCGCAAGAGAACATATGGATAACGCAGGGGCAAAGCCAGAGGAAGGTATAGACGTTCCCGATGCTCCCGCTACTCGTCGCGTCACCGAGAAAGCTGTAAAACCTATTCACGAGAAAAAGGAAGAAATCACGGAACACTTTGATGGGAAACTGACTGATGCTGTAGCAGACCTTCTCTCTAATGTTAACACGAATCAAGATTGGAGAGCTTTAAAACTACCATCTAGAGGATTGGCTTACGTTAACTGTGACGAAAGTGTTATGATTAAACCTTTCACGTTCGCACAGGAGAGAAAACTACGTAGCATTAAAAATGGTGCGCAGGGTATGAAGGTCATTAACACGCTAATTGAAGAGTCTGTTCAGGGGCTGGATTACCATGCGATGACTTTGGAAGATAAAAATTATATTTTGTTTAAGTTGCGTGAGATTTCCTACGGGGACGACTACACTATCCAAGCGGAGTGCCAGGAATGCCAATCTAACAACAAGTTAACTGTTAAAATTTCAGAGGTTCCGGTTACTTACGCACCAGACGGGTACGAAGAACCTTTAACCGTAGTCCTTCCGGACTCCCAGCAGGAGGTTAGGTTTGTTACTCCGCGTTGCAAGGATGAAATTTATCTTGAAAGCGCAGGTAAGTTAATTGATAATTTATGGAGATTTGCCTTATCTGTAGGAAAGTACAGCGAGCAGAAGGTGATTAAAGGCTTTTTCGAAGCTACTACAGTTAAAGACGTCGCTGTCTTCCGCGAAGCTATCACTAAAGATAACTATGGTATGAATAAGTCCATGTCTTATGAATGTGCCAACTGTGGCGAGGTTGCAGAGAGTATGATTCCATTTACAGAATCTTTTTTCTCCGTGAGCTAGAAGCGCGTATCTCCGCTCTAGCAAATGAAGCCTATTATTTGGTAAAACACGCGGGGTTCACTTACGCTGACGTGCTGATTATGCCCGCTTTCGAAAGAGATGAATTTATGACGCTATTAATTGATGAGAATCAAAGAGAGAAAGACTCTTATGCCTCCCTAAATAAGTAAGAGATGACTAAATTCAACGGCGTTACTGTAATTCAACGAGGCAATAGACCCTCACCTATCATTCCAGCTAAACTGGATTTCTATAATTATATTGCGGGAGAACTGAGCAATCCTTTTCAGGTATGTTCAGTACACGTATTCCCTAATACCGCGTTTGGCACAGCTTCACCTTACGTAAACCAAACCCCAGGGGATGCCAACTACGGTCTAGTTAGTGGGACAACCACGAACATGCTGTTTCATAACTACAAAAGGAACGAGGTGGGTACGAAAATTGGGTTTGATGCTAATGTAAGTGCTTGTGCTGCCGAGACCGATTACGCAGGAGACTTACGTTATAGCGCTTC